GGATGTGAATAAATATCTATAACAAGGATACTACATAATGACCAGCAGCATCAACCCGCAAAACATCGACGCCAACTACCCGGTTGCCGGCGTGCCCAACAACACACAAGGATTCCGTGATAACTTTACCAACATCCAGACCAATTTTACCTACGCCAAAAACGAAATAACTGATTTGGAAAACAAAGCTGTGCTCAAGAGTGCATTGGACGGAACTACTTTGGACAACAACATGGGTGATCAGTTGATCTATTCTGCGCTGATACGAGATTTTTCTGGCAGCATTGTACAAAACACTGTGACGTCTGGTGCCGTTGCATTGGATTATTCGTCTGGGCATTATCAAACTGTCAGCACCACTGGCAGCATAACATTGGGATTCTCTAACTTTCCAGCTTCGGGCACTGTGGGCATGATGCGTGTGCAAGTCAACATCACTAATACTGCTTACACCATGACCTTGCCAGCCGCAGTCACGCTGGGGCTTACTGGCATACAAGGCATCAGCAGCAATGTGATCACATTTGGTGCCACTGGATATTATGAATTTGGATTTGTTACCAGCGATGGCGGTACTACTATTACTGTGTTTGATTTGAATAGACCTCTAAGTTATTTTACCAACACTGTAAACGTGGCAGCTACCACTTCTAGCAGCAGTACCACCACAGGTGCATTGATCGTAGCAGGCGGTGTAGGTATTGCGGGAAATTTATATGTGGGAGGCGACATATTTGGAAATGTAACTGTTACAGATATTTCTCTTGGTAACGTGTCAGCATCGGGATTTGTCAGTGCAACAGGTAATGTCACAGGTGGTAATATACGCACAGGTGGATTGATTAGTGCAACTGGTAATGTCACAGGTGGTAATGTATTAACAGGTGGATTGATTAGTGCAACCGGTAACATAACTGGTGGCAATATTATTGGTACAATAGCATCTACTACCGTAAGTGCAAGTGGTAACATAACTGGTGGCAATGTAATATCAAGTGGGGTCGTGTCATCTTCGGGTAATATTAGATTGCTTGCTGCCACTTCTGTACCTGCCGGCGGCACAGCAGGCGCTGGATTGTTGATGTCTAGTACTACCAATCTTGGTGTGTTTTTTGGATCTGGTGCGCCAACCTTGTCAGCTGCACAAGGCAGTCTTTATTTGAGGACTGACGGATCTACTACTGCCACACGGATGTATGTAAACACAACCGGTAGTACCACGTGGACTGCTGTGACCACTGCTGCTTAATTATTTCTTTATATTTCCCAGCAATTGTTTGAGTTTGGTGCTTTCTACTGCACCAACAACTTTGGCAACTTCACCGTGGTTGACCACAGGTTTATCCCAAGCATGTGTGCCTCCTGTGGGTGCTTGCCACGCAGCGTTGTCGTTGACAACAACCTGGCTCTTGGCCTTTATTGAATCCATAATTGATGTTTGTGGTTTGTTATAACCAGTTCCTTCATCACCACCTTCGTCTGTAATACGCATGGTTTCAATGTTGTATTCCAAATCAATCTTCTGACCCACACCAGTTGAACTACGACTTTTCATACATTGTATCTGATACTTGCCGCGTTCTTTCATAGATCTGCTGGTAAAAATACCAAACACATTGTCTGCTGTGTTGATCTTACTGATACCACCGGCAATGTGACTGTGATCAAATTCTACTTCTTCCACTGCACTACGATTCAACTGACTAGCAGTTACCATTAATATTTGCAGTTCTTTGGCCAAGTTACGCAGTTCTTCACTCACGTATTTGTCTTTGATAAACTGATCATTAGGATTGACTTTGACGCTGATTGGCATCAACAAATCCAAATAATCTATCATCACAAAGTCCACCTTCTTGCCTGTTTGGATCTGATACTCTTTAAGGTATGATCTGATATCATTGATGTTGCTTTGTGCTGGCAAGCCTTTGACTTGATAGTTGCCAGACTTCTTGGCCATCATCTTGACCTTGAGTTCTGTAGTGTCAATATCTCTGCGGATGTCTTTGGTACTCATGTTTGTGAGCATGGCATCTGTACGCAAGCTGGTCAAGTCTTCACTCAATTCTAGTGTGACATACACTCCACTCAATCCTTGTTGCAACCAATTTAATGCAATGTTCATCATGACCAAGCTCTTGCCTGAACCCGAACCACCTGCAAAGATGTTTAGTTCGCCGCGACTGAATCCACCATATAACAATCTATCCAGTTGTGGCCAGCCCGTGCTGACTTGTCCACCTGAGTTAAAATACTTGTTGATACGCTCGCTGGGATTGGCAAAGTAATCTGTACCCATGTCTTTGGTCAGGCTGATCTGTACTGCGTCCTTGATCAGTTTTTCTACGGGCCCGTATTCGCCTTTTTCCAGCAAGTCTGCTGACTTCAAGATGGCACGTTCAAGTTCTTGTCTGCGTGTGAATGCTTCAAACTCTTCCATGAACCATTCATAGTGTCCTTCATTCAAGTCCGGCACTGATTGTAATTTGACGCCAGTGGTGGCTGAGATTTGTGTGATGTCCGGCAGAGTTTTGTGTTTTTCGCTGTGTTCTTTAATGAACGCGGCCGCTGGTCTTAGACTTCGATCAAAGTTTTCTGGATTATAAATGTTCTGTATACGCACATAGCTAGCAGCATCCTCCAACATCATTTCCAGGAATAATTTTTGTACATCAATTCCGTATTCTTTTAACAAGATTTTTCTTCCTTATTGAAAATTGTATATTTTGTAGAATTAGTTATAAAAAACGCCAGCGCATCGTTTACATTGTCAGGCAAGTGATCTATTGTCCATAGTCTGTTTTGATTAATAGTCTTGTGATTTTTTTCGTATATGAACAATACTAGAGCAACATCAAAAAAGTCCTTAGGGTTCACATGATCGATTATTTGCTGCATGTCTGTGTAGTTACAATCACTACAAGTAGCAAACTGTTGGCTGATATAAGTTTGTGCCCAATCTATTTTTAAATCGTCTGGACAGAATCCGTGTACAGATTCAAATAGCTCAGCAAGATATTGTATATTATACAACAAACCAAAATCAATAATAAGATCATCTGGATAATCTTGATCTTGTTGTATCATCTGATAGTTATCATCAATGATTATAAATGCTTGATCTACCTGTGTTCCAAAATCAGCACCCGAGTAATCTGTAAACTCTAAAATTTGTTTTTTAAAATTTATATTTTTAATCAATCCAAAAATATTAGTTTTGGGATATATTTTTCGCACCCAGACATCCTCTTTTACATTTCGCAATTGGCTGACTTCTAGGTAATGACTGAGAAGTATCTGGGGAGAATTGTGTTCTAGTATGTTGTAGATTTTATCCAATACAGTTTTATCAAAAAAAACTATTCGACGATCAACACCTGAACTGTTGCCAACAAAAATAATATTATTGTTAGATTGTTGCCAATCTATGCGAAACTGTGGGGCGAGTAAGTTCTTGTCAACTACCAAAAAGTTTGCTAAAAAGTTGCCGCTGGCACCTGCATGAAATAAAATTACTTTGTGTTTGTACATGGTAATATTTTAAAAACTTTGTCTAAACACAATTTCCCAAAATCTGCCAGTTCGGTGAACATTCTTTCTTGACTGAAATAGTTATGTTGATTGAACCTGCAGACCTCATTGATTTCGTTGGGGTTGGTTCGGCAAGCCTCTACCAATTGATGAACTGCATCCACTGCTTTCTTTGCACGTATATCCTGATCCGGTTCTTGGTCGTAACTTTCGTCACAAAATTTATCAAATGTTTTAAATCCTTTTGATTTTAGTTTTTTTAGTGTATTGCGATCTCCATAGATCACAAAAGGTCTAGCTTGTGCTAGAATTTTGTAAGTTTTTTCAGTGAGATATGGCTGATCAGTATCTCTCACTGTGGTTTCTAACGCTACATTGACTCTACAAGCTGCATGCATAAGTTTATGAGGCATTTGCATCAACCCAATGTTAGTGTTTAATTGATAAAAACTTGGTTGTGTGGTGTGACATTCAAACTTGGATGCTCCAATTTTATTAAGATAAGGTTCCATATTCAACTTATCAAAAGTAAATTCAGTTGGTAACATAGTTTGTCTGCTGTCAGTCACTATTTTGAGATTTTTTTGAGTGTCCGCCAGATGTTGTAAAAACAAATATCTATGCGTTCTAAGATAGCCCACTGGAATGCACACATCATATTCAGCATGTTCAACTCCTTGACGATTTACTTCGTTGTAAAAACAAGGCTCAGAAAATATCTCATGTACCATGAAATCAAAAAAATCAAAACCTATACTTGTTACATTGTTTGCATATTGAGTATAATTTTTGTATCCAGCAAAAACCACACAGTCTTGGGCTTGATCTACCGGAAACCAGTAATCGATATGGCCTTCTAATAATTGTCCGTGGGCACGATATGCAGTTAATTCTGAATCAGCGTTATAATCATTGATTACTATAGTGTCAACATTGTTGTCAAACTCCAACTGATCAAAGTTGTTGTTAGAATACCATGCTGTCAGGCCTCGATACGCCCAGGTTTGGGTAATACCACCTATCGTTGGATTTTCATCAAGTATCTGTTTTAAATGCTTAAATTTGTGCATTTGTTATTTTTGAAATTGTTTTAGGAGATTACGTTTACGCATTTCGATCTTGATTCGACTAGTTTCTCGGTTCTCAAATATAGTTAGCATAGTTGCCAACTGACCATAACGAACCACACTGTCGTTGACATCTTTGATGTCGTTGGGCCAGGGCGGCA